GATTATAACCATCAAAGCGTATGACCAGCTCCGGAGGGCAAAGAATAAGGATATTATAGTGCTGGAGAATGGGACGCTTAAAAATCTGGTAGAAAATATGTGCACCTTCCAGACCATGACGCCAGGAACCATCGAGGATACCGGCTTTATCATTCCGACCATTGCTGATTACGAAAAGTCCTGGCTGGACCATATTGCGCAGGCGGTATCTGACACGCTGATCGGTACCCAGGAGCATTATTGCCTGCGTGATGAATATGGGAAGGTCTGTTTGTGGAATATGCGAAACCTGCAGCTTCCACTGGTACTTGGCGATGATAGCCTTTGTACAGGCTATAGCTGGGAGAAATCCATTGATGATGAGTATTACAATCAGGTTAAGGTTGTATGGAAAAATGAGAATACAGGCCAGATTGATGTGTGCGCCGCCCATGACCAGGAGGCTGTGAACCGGTATGGCCTTTTGCAATATCTGGAATCATCACCTTCTGGTGTAGATAATGTAGCCAAGGCACAGGAGCGGGCCAATAATCTTCTGAAGCTGTATAACCATGAGAAAGAGACATTAAAGCTGGAATGCATGGGAGATCTTCGAGTACGGGCTGGGAACAGTGTATATGGCAGCATTGCCGATATTGCATTAAACCGAAGGCTGATCGTAAAGAAGGTAACGCATGACTTTCTGCCCGTGCATACGATGACAGTGGAGGTGATGGCAGGTGACTGATCGGGGAAGTGTTCAGGAACTATTCAATCTGATAAAAACAGTAGTAGATAACTACATGAAAAGCCGTAAGCCAGCTGCCGTGCTTGTGGGGACTTATACAGGAAGCACAGTTATGATCGGGAGTCTTCCGGTTCCTCTCAGTATGATTACAGGAAACATGAAAAGTCAGCTGGTTTCAGGCGATAAGATACGGCTTCTGCGGAATGACCGCGGGAAAGAGTATTATATTCTGGAGATCATCGGAAAGCCATATCAGACAGCAGGAGGTACATAATGGCAGAACTTACAACGGATCTGATTGTTCAGGAACAGACCTATAAGGCCCGTACCTATGGATTGTCGGAAACGAAGATAGAGGGTTTCGTGGATGAGCTGGCGGCGTTAAAACAGGCCATTTATAAAATCCTGTCTACGGAGCAGTACGAATATCCCATATACAGTTTTAAATACGGGATCGCCTGGAAAGAGCTGATCGGAGAGGAACGGGCTTATGTGAGAGCGGAGATGCGCCGCATGATCGAGGAAGCACTTTTGCAGGATGACCGGATCCGGGAGGTGGATGGATTCCGGTTTGAGTTTTCCGGAGACAGCTGCCATTGTTCCTTCCAGGTATCCAGCATTTATGGGGAAATACAGATAGAGAAAGAGGTGGCTGTATGAAAATGACCTATGAAGAACTGTTGCAGGCAATGCTTGACAGAGTGCCAAGTGATGTAGATAAACGGGAGGGCAGTGTTATTTATGATGCATTGGCTCCTTGTGCTTATTTTCTGGCCCAGCAGAATTTTCAGCTGGACAATTTTATAGACCTGGTCTTTCCGGATACAGCCCTTGACGAGTATCTGGACCGAGCGGCAAAAGCGTACAATATTTTTCGGAAGCCCGCCTCAAAGGCAGTACGCAAGATGACTACTTCCAGATTAGTGGAAATTGGTACTCGGTGGGGAATCAATAATCTTGTCTATATTGTGAAGGAAGAAGAAAACGAAACAGAATACCAGGTGGAGTGTGAAACACCGGGCGTGATCGGAAACCAGTATAGCGGTGCGATGCAGCCTATTTCTAATATAACAGGCATTGCGGCAGAGCTGGGGGACATTATTACCCCAGGCGCGGATGAAGAGACGGATGAGGCGTTACGTGAGCGTCTGTATACCAAAATCAGACTTCCGGCTACTTCGGGAAATGTTTACCATTACCAACAATGGGCTCTGGAGGTTTCTGGAACCGGCGCAGCAAAAGTTTTCCCACTGGCCGATGGTCCGGGTACGGTTACAGTGCTTGTGTAGACAGTGACAAAAAGATATCATCTTCCTTGCCGGAAACAGTGGCGGCATATATTGAAACGGTGCGCCCGATCGGTGCTTCGGTAACAGTTAAGAGTCCTGAGGCTGTTACGATCAATGTGAAAGCAAAGATCATGAGGGACGGAAGCAAGACTCTGGAGGATATTCAGGCAGCGTATAAATTGGCAGTGGATTCATTTCTGAGGGAAACCGTATTTGCTACATATAGGATCAGTCATGCAAAGCTTGGAAGCCTGCTGCTGGATATTCCGGGAGTAGAGGATTTTGAGGGATTTCTTTTAAATGGCGGGACAGGAAACGTGACAGTCGGGGAAAAACAGATTCCTGTGACTGGAACCATTGAGCTGACGGAGGTGAGCCGGATTGGAACTGATTAAACTGCTTCCGGATTATTATGAAAAGAATGTGACCATGCAGACATTACAGGGACTGCTTTCCGAGGTAACGGATGATCTGGAGCAGGGGCTGAGCAGTACAATATCAGAATGCTTTGCATCTACGGCATCTAACCTGTTGTCAAGATACGAGCAGCTTTTAGGGCTGGAGGTAGATATATCGAAACCGGATGATTTCCGCCAGGAACGGATCCGCGCCAAGATATCTGGTGTTGGAACTACCACAAAAGAGATGGTAAAGAATGTAGCCAGCAGTTACTCTAACGGTGAGGTGGAGGTGATCGAAGATACAGCCCACTACCGTTTTGTGATCCGCTTTGTGGGTATGCTGGGGATTCCGGGAAATATGTCTGATTTAAAGCTAACTATAGAAGAAATTAAGCCTGCACATCTGGCAGTGGAATATGAATACATCTATAACACCTGGGAAAACGTGGAGGCGCTGACCTGGGAACAGGCCGCAGCGTATACCTGGGAAGAGATAAGGACGGTGACTTTATGAACACAACAGAAAATTATGGCCTTAAAAAGCCGGAAAAGAATGAGTATATTTCGGTTGATATCATCAATGAAAATATGGACATAGTCGACAAGACCAGGATGATAAGAAGGTTGATTCTTCTGGAGGCGATACCGCAGAAACGGTGATTTCGGCGTTTGAAGCATCTTCTGAGGAGTTTCCGGTGCCAGCCGCAAAGGAAAAGGCAAAGACCAGATGGGGAAAGGCAAAGAAATTTTGTGAAGATTTCAGGGCATGGATGACCGGCGTATGCCTCTTAGGGCATATTGTAAACAACTGCGTCACCAATAACCCTAACCTGCCGCTTTCGGCGGCTCAGGGCAAGGTATTGATGGACCTTTATACTGTGCTCAATACCAAGCAAAAAAATAAGGTAGACAAAACACAACTTACAGGGAACGGAACCACTATAAATACCATATGTTTATACAGAAATAGTAATGATGGACATCTATATTTGCAAGTCAACTGGAATGGCGGAATAATCTACATACGTCCAGATCAAGTATCTGGTTCAGAGATATAGTTTATTTCGGAATAAAGATAAAGGAATGCCTGTTTAAGCTGTTATTATTTCCTCTTGATATAATTCCTACATTATTGCTGTCATACATTTTTAACTGGATTATTTGTCCAGCTGTGGCTTCATATATGAAGGTTTTATCAAAGGCATATTCCTGAGATGCTGTTCCATCCCAAGATTCTGTCCCTTGTATATAGGCTCCGCCTAACATCCAATAAACCCTTGCATTCCTTGCACTGGATTTTAATGTAATATGATGGTGTGCTATAACATAGCAGTCAAATGGTATAGTCGGTTCATTGCTACCCATAATGAGGCCATCAGATAGGATATGTTGCTCATCAGCATCATCTGATCGTGTTTGATATCGAATTTGGTTATTTTTTTCTGAGAGCTTGGTATTGCGCACATTAAAACAGTCTACCATATACGCCTCCCCCTGCCTAGAATTAAGGTATCAATATAAGGAGGATGCGTGTATGGATGAGATCAAATTAAAAGATGATCTGATGGCAAGACTGGCCCGCGAACTGGAACGGCCTGTGCTACAGGTGATTGATGGGGCACTATCGGCAGTGTTGCGGGATTATGATGTCAGCAAGCGAGAGACAGGACTGAGCACAGATGTGGTAAGCTGGCCGGAATATGATATTTTTATGTCACGGATGATCTTCGGTGGCTATTCCAAGAGTACCATCCGGCAGTATGGGACATTTTTAAGAGAGCTGCTGGTTTATGTCGGTAAGCCTGTGCAGGAGATTACAGGGGATGATATTGTCTCATGTCTTAATGCATATGCGGAGGCTCGGCAGATCAGTGGTAGTACCAAGGACCATAAGCGCCTGATTTGTAGTAGTTTCTTTACTTTTTTACACGATCGGGGCTATATAAGCCGTAATCCTATGGCTACTATAGACCCGATTAAGTATGTAGCTGAGGTAAGAGAAGCGCTGAACAGCCGCGAGGTGGAGAAGATGCGGATAGCCTGCGGAGAAAATATCCGGGATAATCTGGTACTGGAACTATTTCTCGCTACCGGCTGCCGTGTGTCTGAGGTGGTCGGAATGCGGGTGGAAGAGATTGATCTGGAAAGCGGATCTGTGAAGGTACTAGGAAAAGGCCAGAAGGAGAGGATTGTATTCTTTTCGGATAGGGCTCTGGAATATTTGGAACGCTATCTTGATGGACGCAGATCTGGATCAGTGATTCTTTCACTGAGATCTCCACACCAAGGATTAAAAAAGAATGCTCTGGAGAATGTGATCCGAGCTATAGCGCAGCGAGCAGGAATTACCAAGAGGGTATTTCCTCATCTGCTCCGGCACACATTTGCGACACGAGCTTTAAATAAGGGGATGCCGCTCCCTACTCTGTGCGATATCATGGGCCATGCCAGCACGGAGACAACAAGGATATATGCAAAAAACAGCCAAGGCCGGCTGAAATACGAATATGATATGTATGCGGCATCATAGATGATATATCCCGAATGATCTTTTTTGGCCTGCCAGAAGGGAGGCTTATTTGTTGTGCGTCTCTTGCTGGGTTGCGCCCAGCAGAGAATTGTATGGAATAGTTATACAGAAGGGGATTAGAGGCTGTAGGGCATAATACCAAGCTCCAAGAAAAATCTATTGTAGCCACCTATGATATTCCTGATCGGGATGGCGTATCTACAAAGCCAGACTATATATCCAACTCAATACAGCAACGGACAATACATATACTCTATTCAGGCTTTTGTATACCCAACTTCTCTAAAAGATTCCGTAATTGGCAATATTCCAGCTCAATATATGCACATCAAACAGGATGTATATAGCTATTGCTATGATATGACCGGAAATCGTTTCCTTCTGATACGCATCACACCAAGCGGTGAAATTCGTCTGGAAACGCTAAACGGAACAGCAATACCACAATCAGAAGTCCGTATGCGTGGAAGTATTGTTTTTTGATTACATATTATTCAGTGGTTATTATCTTGGTAGTACTATCATTTATAAGCAGTTTCAATTTCATGTCAGTATCCAAGTAGAGCACCGCGCCACCAGTTTTATGGCAATCTAAAAATATTCCTGGTCTGGAGGATGGATTAATATCCGTCCGCGCCCGTATAGTGATAGCAGAATTACCTGATCCAGCACCGAAATTGCCTGATTCTAGGAATTGCATGGCACTAAAAACATTGGATTCATCTTTTTTAGAGGCCTTGGTATTGAACACAGTGAAGAAAATGCATAAATGGAAATTGCGTATGAATTTTTATACTGATGTGCGCAATACCAACTCTAAAGCTTTATAATTATTCCAATAACGCGGATCAGGTCAGTGCAGATGGGTATGCAGGAAAAACATTGGAACAATATGCAAGGTTTATCCGAGATAATCGTGGTTATAGAGAAAATTTTTCTTTTGTTACGACACCTACACTCTCTGCCGAACTTCCTGTTGAAATCAATGCAGCCTACGTGTGTCGGGTAAATATGCTCTATATCCAAGGCGATGATTACAGATGTCAATTAATTCCTTTATGGTCAAACAATGCAGATACTTATTACTGCTCTATGAATCTTTATTCTGACAAAGTTTCAGGCTGGATTAAAAAATAAATTTTTTAATTAATTGCTTTCCAGTCTGTAACCATCTCGTTACTCTTACTGTATAGATATAATGTTGTATCTCCTTTAGGGATGGCCAATGATGTTATAAAATTAGACCAGTCTCCTACGGTAATAGCAACACCTTCTGATGCTTGCGTGATGCCAGCTTTATATGGTGTGTTGGCACTGTTAGCATCATAATACAACAGTCGCCCACCTCCGTGAGCCTCCAAGATATCGGAACTATATGGTGGGATTCCTTGCTGTTTCGCCGTTTCTGAGAGCTTGGTATTACACCCATTAACACTGAAAATTCTAGGCCCTTATGGGCCTTTTATAATACATAAAAATACAGAATGAAAGGAAGATGCTAAATGGAAAAAATCAAAATCCATGAAACTGAATATGAAATCATCAGTATCATGCCGGTGGCTACGAACGTGCTGCAAATTGAATTTGTAGGCACGGTTCCGGAAAAATGGGGGGATATCACCACGTATACAGTTGGTGGGATGGAAGCCGGTTGCATCAGCGGATATGACACACTGTATCGTGTAGATGGTCATATAATCTGCCTGAGTAATGATGGCAGTGTGTATGAGCCGCCAGAAGAGCAGGAGCTGATCGATAGGCCGATGCTGATTGAGGAGGCGGAAAGATAATGGAATATATACAGACAATCCTCTCCATTTGCGGAGGAATAAGTATCATAGGTGGAGCCAGTGCGGTTATCGTTAAGGTAATCAAGCCGGCTTTTCACTTGACTGCCAGGGTGCAGAAACTGGAGGAGCATTCGGACAAGGACTACAAGCGTCTGGTTGCTCTGGAAAATATGCAGAAACAGCAGTCTAAGAGTCTTGCGGCGTTGCTCAACCATCAAATCACTGGTAATGGGATAGACACGATGAAGCAGATTCGGGACGAGCTGTTGGAATCCATTATAGACCAGTAGAAGGGAGGTGAGGAGTTATGCTTAAGAACTGTGTATTTAGGGCCGATGTGGATACCCGACAGTGGATCCACGCGGCAGGCAGGAGAGCCATCAAGACCATGGCGCAGACGTTTGTCGCAACCATTGGCTCGGCAGC